CTAGAGGTGCTGCTGCTCGAACTCCATGAAGCCGACGTGCTTGAACTTGAGAACGACGCGCTGCTGCTCGAACTCCATGAAGCCGACGTGCTTGAACTTGAGAACGACGCGCTGCTGCTCGAACTCGATGAAGCCGATGAGCTTGAGCTTGACGATGAACTGCTACTGCTGGAACTCGATGTGTAAGATGAACTCGAGCTTGACGACGAGCTTCTACTGCTCGAACTGGAGGCGTATGATGAGCTTGAGCTTGAGGATGAACTACTACTACCGGGAGGGGGATGCGCCAGAGCCAGGAACAGTTCACGGACGCCGTCATCGGCGATGCGGACTGTGGCGACGATGCCAGCGCCGGCAATAATGCCGCTGAATGGCTCCCCGTTCGGTAATGTTAGATAAAATCGCCTCATGTGCTGGAACCCGACGAAGACGATGAGCTAGAGCTGCTACTACTCGAGCTGGATGAAGACACGGAGGCGAGACTCAGCACTAGTCTTCGGGTGCCGTCGGGTGCAATTTGGATTGATGCGGTGAGCCCGGGGCCGACGGCGATTTGGCTGAACGGAGCGTCATTTGGGCCAGTGAGGTAGTAGCGAATCATAGATACCTCCGTCGCGAATGGATGGTTACGCGTGCATCGGCGGCGCCGTTGGCGGCGATGATGCGGACGGCGAGCGGCGTGCCGGCGGGCACTATGACGCCCGGCCCGCTCAGGGGATCATGCTCGGCATCTTCCTGGAACGGATTCTGTCCGCCGTTGCCGTCCCCAACGACGGGCACAAGCACCGTCTCATCGGTGTATGTATATTGCTGGCTCAACAGCACGCCACCGACCACAAGCTGGACAACCAGGCTCCCGCCGTTTGGCTGAATACCGTCCACAGCGATTTCGACGAATTTGACGATGCGGTCGAAATGGCGGAGCGATGAGCCGCGCTCATCGCCGTCAAGAAGCAAACCGTCAAAGGCAATTTTCTCGAACTCGAAGGAATCGGTGAGGTTGCGGCGTTGCAGTTCTGCGTCAAACAGGCTGTTGGCTTGGGTGCCGCCGATGCCTTCGAGGAGTTCAGAACCGTTTTCAAGTTGCATGATTATTCCACCTCCAAAAGCACTTCAGGTTGGTTGAGGCTCTCCCAGCCGTTGAGGACACTGGCCACGCGCAGTCGGTTACCGGCTGGGATGAAATCGAGGTAATGGCGCGTGACGCCGAGCGAATCGGTGTACGTCTGGCCGCTCGGGACGCTGTGGATTTTGATCAGCGAAGTCCCGTCAAATTCGCGCACTTTGAATGAGCCTTCGGGCGCGATATTCGGGTCAAACGGACCGTCCGGGTTCAGGTAGCCGGCGCCGGCTCCTCTGGTGCGCGGTATCCAGTCGAGGCGAATGGTGCCGCTGACCCTGTAGACGCGTCGTCCGCCCTCGCCGTTCACGCGAAGATTACTGACCGGGAAAGGCCGTTTTGCGCGTTCGACGAGCAGAAGCGATTTCGTCGGCATCAACGATGGATCGGCCTGCTGGGCTAGGTCATAGGGCATGGCCTTGAGATTTAGGGTGACGCCGTTGCCCCAGCCGCCGAGCCGCGGCACGGTGAACGGGATTTCCGAAAAGAGAAACACGCTGGCACCGGCGGGGAAGGAGCGGATCTGGGTATCGAACAATCCGCGTAGAATGCCGCTGACCCGGTAGTTGTTCGCTTCCGGCTCAATGCTTTGCCAGGCGATGAACTCCACGTCGCCGGTGGCGGGATTGTGGATGACACCGAGCCGCGCGCGGTCGAAGAGCTGCGACCGCAGGACCGATGCGGTCGGCCAGTATTCAGCAGCATCGGCGGGAAGGGCTGGGACAAGGACAAAACCGGTATCGTCCACGGTGAGAGTCTTTTTTGAATACGGCGCGGCGAGCGTGCCCGCCTGCACAAATTGGCAGCCGTCACTGAGCAGGTCGAACTGGTCGGTGACAATGCCGCCAAGCAAACGGAAGGCAGAGTATATTTGCTGGGCGCGCGCAGCCAGAAGCGAGACTTGCATTGCCGCGTTCTCCGACAGGTCCCAGGGGAGTTCAATGGGGAGTTGCGGCGCCGGGGCAAGAAATTTGACGATGCCCGTCAACGTCGGATTGGCAACGTCGGTTGTGATGGTTGTGGGAATCATCGCGCATTCCTCGAACGCCTCGCCTTCGAGGTAGAGGCCAGTCAGCGGGCGGGTGATCTTCGAGATCCGGAAGACGCGGCTGCCGTCGAGCGTGCCATTTTGGACAAGAGGATAGACGGGGCGGAAGACATCGCCCGGTTCGAGCGCGATGCCAGCGTAGCGATTCAATTTGAACTTGAGCTGGTCGGGCGGCGTGACGATGAGCGGGGCGCGGCCCTGTGCGGCAGCCAGCGCCGCCGAAGCCGACGTGAAATACGGAAGGGCGAGCCGCTCGCGCCGAGTGACGCCGGTTGATTTGGCGGCGGCGATATTAGGCAGTGGCCGGGCAGAGGTGGTGTAATCGCGAGTAGCGTCGGAGAATTCCACCATCAACTCGGTCACAGCGGTGGTTTGGATCGAGGGCGTCAGCGTAACTTCGGCGAAATGTTCCGCCTCGATGATGGGCGCATCGGAGAGTGAGTAGGTGCGCCGGATGAGGCGGATGCCGAGTTGAGCGCCGCGCGGGACGAACACCGCGCCGATATGATCAAGCAGATCGTCGGCGAAAGCGGTGAACCGGTCTTGTCGGTCGAGGTAGCCGGACACGCCAAGACCTTCCCGCCATACTTGTTCGGCGGCGATCTCCCAGGAATCATCAAGCGTGAGCGGGTCAAGGCCGAGACCGTAGCGCGAATTGGTGTAGATATCAGCGAGCAGATGAACAGGATTGGCCTCGTTATAGACTCCAGTATTGATCGTCCGGTGCGGATCGCGCAAAGGCGATGAGTGCATTGCCTCGGCCCGGATGCGGATTTTGGGGACCGTGGGCGAAGTGCCGACTTCAAAATCCTCGAAGAATGCCCAACACCAGCCCGGCCATGATGGCATCTTGATGCTGTGGTTGATGAAGAAACTATCAACGGCCTGTGTCTCCAGACCGAAATAGAATCGGATGAGTCCCTTCAAGGTCAAGCCTTGTCGGAGTGTTACGTAGCCGGCATTGTTGGCGGACGCGTAGCCGATGCCGCCGCCAGGATTCGGACTGCCCCATACGATGTGATCATCCACTTTGATTTCGATCAGACGAGCCACTGGGTTGGCGGCATAAGCAATGGCAAAATTCAGGAAGTAGTCCGACTGGCCGGTTGCATAGCCGCCGCCAAAACCGCCCTTGCCGCCGCCTCCGCCGGTGACCACCTTGCGGTAAATCATCGCGCCGGGCATTGCCGGATAGACGCAGACGCCGGTCATGTGGTGCGTGCCGAATAGGAAAGGCAATGGCTCGCCCTGTTGCGCACCCGGTAACTGGACCGCTTCAGGATACCGTTGCTCCGGCGGCTTCGGTTTGGGAAACAGAAAGCTCATGACGACTCCAAAAGCCGGTAAACGTTGACAAGATATGCGCCAATCTGGTTGAGACTTTCGACCATGAATGGTTGGCCGGGGCCGGGCGCATGATAAAACAGGCGATCCGGGCCGCCTCGGTAGATGCCGAGATGATGTGCGCGGGCAGCCCGCAGGCGGAACGCGAGGAAGTCGCCGACTATCAGCGGCTCGCGTTTGAAAGCGACTTCGCGGAGTTGACCGGCGGCGATATAGGGGCGGACAAACTTGGTGATAGATTCCAAGACTTCGTCGTCGCGGCAGAGTGCCGGTGCAACTACATGTGCGGGCAACTGCAACGGTGTGAGGAGCGAGAGATTATAGAGAGCGGTCAATGGAATCGTGACGCAATCGCCTCCGACATGTTTGATGGCCCGTTGTTGACCGGGCGTGTTGGCGCGGTGCGCCCAGGGCGTCCCGAGCCAGCTATCCAGTTCGGCGACCAGCGCGGCGGCGCGGTCGGGATCGGCGAAGATTTCACAACGAGGGCGCGAAGACGCGAAGGGCAGAGGGCTTGGCGCCGTCAAGTCAGGGCTATCTATTGGCTGTCCAGTTTTCATTCTTGCGGCTCCGAAGCGCCCTGAATACGATGCCGGCCCGTATGCAAATACAACGTGCGAACCGTGCGGTCGCCCGGCTTGTGATCGGTGCGGCCCGGCTCGATGATCTCAACCCACGGCGCTCCGTGCGCCGTGGTGTCGTCGCACACGCGGAAGACCGCGCCGGTGCCGTCTTCTTGGATCAGGGTCCCGGCGGGGACCGGCCGGTGCTTGCATAGGAACTCGCGAGCGGACGGAGAAAGATGATCATCGAAATGACGCCAAAACAATTCCGCGACATCATTCTTGTTCAGACTGAGACCGAAGCACTGCTGAAGGAACTGGAAACGATGGGATTCCGAAGCAGGTAAGTCATTCGCTATCAGTTGATCGAAACGGCTGGCGGCGCTGGCGGGGAGGGCTTGAACGAACACGAAGGCGTTGTCACCCTCTATCGTGATTTTACGGCGGGCGCCGTCGCGCATGAGCTTGGTCACGGGTTCCATGAATGCCTTTGCCGCGACCAGAAACTTCCGGACCTGTTTGGTGAGGATTACGCCGAGGCGATCCGCTGGTTTGTTGAAGAGCGGCTCGGTTGGACGGAGTGGCAATCGGAGTTTCAGAATCGCGCCCACAAGAACGATCTCGTGCTGGGCGATTGCGGATTCTATTGGCCGCGGTTCGTCCAGAATCTGCGCGCGGGACGGTTTTTTCCTGACTGAGGACTTCGGTTCGTTCATGTTGACATCACCGTGAAATTGCCACAGGGGCTGCCGGCGTCGGCACTGGAAGCGACGGCGCCATCGTTGCGAGTGACGACAACCGGGTGCGCGACACCAAGATCAAACCCATAATTCGAGTTGAGCTTGACCTCGATTAGGCGCTGTGACCAGGACCGGTAGGCAGCGGCGGCAAGTGTGACATCGCCGATGGTCACGGTGCCGGTCCCGCGCGAGTCGCCAAAGTTTTCACCTATCAGCCGGAGGGTATCGGTATTGTAGGCTGCATTGATGGCCGCGCCGTTGATGTTGGCGACATGGTCAAGCCACGGCCGCCCGGCAGCCTTGCCGACGATGAGCGCCGGCGCGGTATCCGTCAAACCAGAGTCGGTCTGGATGGTGACGACGACCGGATCGGCGCCATACTGTGGGAGCGGTGGCACAGTAACGCGGATCGCCGTGTCGCTCCAACCGAGATAGGAGGCGGCGGCGATGCCATTGAACTTTACGAACCCGCTGCCGCGCGACGAGCCGAAGCCGAAGCCAATGATCCAGAGTTGTGCCCCGGCGACAGTTGAGCTGATCCTGCGTCGTGTGGAATCGGCGTTCTCGTAGTGGTCGGCGAGATCGGCGGCAGTGCCGGTGATCGTGAAATTTACGCCAGTCGCGATGACCGTGCCATTCGCCCGGGTAATGACGATCTCGCCAGTGTATGGGTAACTCGAAGCTCGTGGCGCGATGAATTCGATCTGGTTGTCGTTCCAGATGCTGAACGGGTCGGTTTTGAGTGGTCGCGGCCCTGGCGCAGTGATCACAACTTTCGTCTCGATCGTGCCGATCTTGACGGAGCGCGCGTCGGGCGTGCCGGTGGGCGCGGTGCCGAAGCCAGCGCCAACGAGCCGGATTTTGAGGCCGATCGCGCTCTCAGTAATCGTGGCGCCGAGCTGGTTCTTGACCGAATCGAGGAATGGGGACGGCGCCGCGATCAGTGCGGGACCTTCAGCGTTGTTGCCCTCGAGACCATCGCTGTTGACCAGTTCGATCAGAACGGTGCCGGGATCCACGGGCGGCAACGGCAAGGTGATGGCGGTGGCGTTTGCGGGCCAGCCCTGCGACGGCTGCCAGGCGCGCCAGCCCGGCCAGCTATATCCGCCCCCCGGCAACGTGCCCCCATTCTCCAGCGTGACATCCGCCCCATTGATTCGGACCGGACTGATGTTTGCCGGCGAGCCGAAATTTGTCTGCACGCCATCGAGGATCGCGGCCAGAATCTTCAGCGTCTGCCCGGGGGCGCATTTCGTGATGGCGTCGCCGTAGGCGTTGGCGTAGCCGCCAATGGTTGGCAGGTTTTGCGGCCCAGCGGGCGTCGGCGCGCCGGTCTGAGAGGTGAGCACCGGGTTGTCCGCGGGCAACTCCGGGAAACCGCGATACCCGCGTCCTGCCCACCGGAGATCGGCAGCATCAAGGAGCGAATCGGGTCGGACTGTGAATGTGATCGTGCCGGCTTCGGGGTCGAATGTGGCAGGCGACGGGAATGAAGCGCTCGTAAAACCTTTTTCAAAAAGCCGGTAAGGATGATTGAGTTGAATGTTGGCAAGGCTCGTCTGGCCGGTGATTTGCTGAACCGTTTGGAGGATGCGCGAGTAGAAGTTGCCGAGCGCGAGTGAGGCGGCGCGGTTGGCGGCGTAACCGGGGTAGAGCCAGAACTCGCCGTCGCCGTCATCGAGCAACGGCGCGGGCTGGCTAAGCAGCAGGTAGCCGAGTTCCGGATGATCGGCATCTGGCGTCGGCACGTTCGTGACGACCCGGTGCCGGAGCGTGACGATTCGGCCGCCGAGTTCGCGTTCGTAAGAGAGAAACGCGTTATCGTAGTAGCCGGCTGGTTTGGCGGAGGCGGCAGCGCAATAGCAGAAATTGCGGTCGAGAGCGATCACAGTGCCGCGCACGGCGTATTGTTCGGGATCGAGTCCCCAATCGGCGATGTCGCCCCACGGCGTGCGACCGTCGGTGAGTTGGACGAGATCGCGCGGGAACTTCAATTCGGCCCACGCGGCGAGTCGTTGGAATGTGGCGGTGACTTTGCCAGCCACGATCTGGCAATCTTTGAGTTGCGCAGTGAAGCTGTCCGGCCACGGCGAGCCGGCGTCATCGAAATAACACTCGTGGACATCAACCTCGACAATGAACGGCAGGCCGCGTCCGACAAATGACAGGAATGGTTCGACCGGTTCCATTTCCAGCGTAAACTCCTGAGCTTCCGTTTTGCCGTCGCTGCCTTCGCGGCCTTCGGTAAGGCCAATGACAGCGGCGGCATAGGTCTGGCCGTTCAGCGTCAGCGCGGTCGGTGATGAATACCGCCAGACAAAATCCGGCAAACCACGCAATCGGAATTCGAACGCGAATTGTGTGCGGACTTCGCGCGATTGCGCTGCTGCAATCAAAGCTGGCTCTAAGGGTCTCATTCCGCAAGCCTCCCATCATCTTGGAGCGTGCCTTCCTCGGCTTCGCCATGGGGCCAAACCTCGGCGTATTCATCCGGCAGCTCGACGAATGCTAGCTCGGCGTCGGCGCTGTCTGTGTGAGCGAACTTCAATTCGATGTCATCCGTATCGAGCCGCGCGAGAAGGAGCGCGCTTATGATTGTCTCGGTGGTAAGCGCGGGCACTTCCTCCTCCAACGTCAAGGTCTCGGTGCCGTCTTGCTCAGCGACAGCTTCAGTGACGCGGCGAGCATACCATGCGCCCCGCGCCAAATCACGGACCAGGACGGCGAAGCCGTGCGCGACGAGATCCGCCGCGCCGACGGCCGCGATCTTGAGTTCGGTGCCGGAAGATTCCATGTCGGCGGCAAGATGAATGTCCCATTTATCCGACGGCAACCAGAACCGGCCGCGCCGGCCGCGGACGGCGTCGAACCATGCAAACACCAGAGCCAGCTCCTCGCGAGTGAGCTGGCCAATGCCGGTCTCGATCTGGAGTCGCGCAAACTCTCCGAGCACAGTGGTTTTGATCAGGCCCGCCGCATCCCGCAGCTCGGCTGTGTTCTGGAGATACTGGGTGTCGAACTTTTCCCAGTCAAACGGCAACGGCCAGATCGGCAGGCCGCGAAATTCCGGCAGGCTGACTGCGGACGGGCGAAGGCCAGCGGACGCTGAGATCAATTCGTTGAATTCGACTTCCCCGCGGGCGGTGAACGCGTCGAGCCAGGAAAGAGTCTGGTTAGCGCCGAGCGGCTCGGTCGCGATGAGCGGGACGACATAGAGAGCTTTGTTGTCGGTGACAGGGGCAGGGCGCAAGGCGTCGGCGCGGATCTCGGCCACGACAGCGATCACCGTGTTGTTGGAGGCCGCCCACAGCGCCACGGATCCTCCCACGCGGAACAGTCTGCCACCGGGGTCACACTTGATGAGAGTGACCCGACCACCCGTGCCCTCAACGTCGGTGATCGGCACGGCCTCGGACCAGAGCGGCACGTAGATGGACTGGCCTATGTTCTCGCGCATGAACCGGGCGACGGCGGCGGCCACCGCAGCGTCGCCAATGGTATCAATGGTGAATCTAGTGCCGAAACCGACAAGCGGCCAGCGGGCGGTGCGTTCTTCGCGGCCGGAATCCGACGCGGCCAGTTCCGTGGACGCCCGCAGCCGCAGCGTCACGGGATCCGACCAATCGGGTTGGAACGGGAAGAGGTTCAAATCTTGTGTCCTTTCCTCCTGGATAGCGCGGTTTCGATGTCCCGCCCGTCACGCAACGAGGCCCGCACATTGGTGCGGAACCGTGAATCGGCGCCGATCTTGTCAATCTCGCGCGGACCGATCAGGACGAAGGCTGGGATGCCAGCGCCGCGCGACATCTGCCCGCCTATAGGAGTCACGGCGCCGCCACCAGCGAATGCGTATTGCGGACGCGGCAGCGCGGCGGCGGGTATCGCCATTGCCAGATCGGCGGCGCGCACCAGGCCCGCGTTGATCGCGCTGAGCCATCGCAGACCGATGGCGGCCACGCCGCGCCGCGACACGACGAACTCACCGGGCGTCAATAAGGCGGGCACGCTGTCGTCGTCACCGCTGCCGGCGATTGGGCCGCCGGTGGCCATCTTGGCGGGGACCGGGCCGCCTTCGCCGAAGCCCAGGAATCCGATTGCTGCCGACACCGCTTTGAAGATGAGCATCTGAACGATCATGCGGATTAGATCGGCAATGACAGCGCGAGCGAATGCGGCAAATGCTTCACCAGCGCTGCGCGTGCCCGCGATGAGATTCATCAGCGCATCGGTGCTGGCCTGGGCAAAATTCTCGAGGGCATTGACGGTGAAGTTGCCAACCTGTTCGGTGAGGTCGCCCCATGCGACAATGGAGGTGCGGATTTTGCCGATGAGCGTGCCCCGTTCCATATCGGCCTCGAGTCGTCGCAGCGTCCGTCCTAGCTCTTCGTACCGGTCGATTTCGTTCTGTGTGAGGAGGCCGCTCTGTTCGAGGAGGCGCATCTCTTCGCGGAGCGCTTCAGCGTAAATTCTAGCAGCAGCGACGTTCTCGCGCCGGGCTTCCGTTTGGTTGAGGAGGCCGGAGGTGACGCGGTCCTGCGTGGCAGCGAGAGCATCCTGGTATATTTTCTCGGCGCGGGCGGTGCGTTCCTGAGCGGCCTTCAGATCGAGGTTGGCAAGCGCGGCTCGGTAGATTTCCCAATATCGCTCGGCGTTGGCCGGATCAGCGGTGATCGCGTCGGCGAGTTCCTTGTTGAGTTTCCGGCGCTCGGCCAGCAGTTTCTCGCCATGGACTTCGGCCAGTTGGATCTCGATTTCGGCATTGGTGCGGGCCGATTTGATCCGATCATTCGCAACGTCGGAGTCCAACTTCCGCAAGGCGACGGCGCGCTGCGCTTCCAGGATTCTTTCGGTGGCCGCAGCCTTCTCGCGCGCTTTGAGGGCCGCGTTATAAGCTTCCGTGTCGCGGAAGTTTCCTTTTCTCAGAAGTTCGTCCTGTTGCTTGTATTCCGCCCGCGCGACATCCATCTCGGCATTGAACGTTTCGATGATCAGGCGTCGTTTTTCCCGATGATACTCCTCCAGCGAGATGGTTTGCCGCGCGTAGCTCTGGTCCAGCAACTGTTCTTCTTCCGCCAATTCCGCCTTGACGGCCGCGGCGGCGGCGGCGGCCAGCGCCAAAGTGGTTTCCGGCAATATCTCGAAAGAGAACGGCTGGCGCCTGGAATCGGCTTCGGCGACCTTTTCGGCGGCGGCGGCCAGCGCGGCGGCGTCTTCGCGGAGCGCCTCGGCCAGATACGGCGAAATATCCACCACGGCGCGCGCGGCGGCGGCGACGCGACGCAGCGAATCGCCCAGCCGTTGCGGATCGGAGATTCCCGCAAGAACAGAAATCGGTTTGTCGCCGATCGTGGCCGCCTTCAGGATATCGCGGAGCGCAGGACGGTCTTTCATGGCTTGCTCGACGATGAGCTGCAGGTTGCGCGCTGCGAGCGCGATTTGATGGCCGTCCTTGCCCTCCAACATTGCCGTGTAGGCCCGGGTAAAAGCGTCTGCGGCCTTCTGGCCGGAGACGCGCGCGATCTCCGCTTGCAGTTCGCCGAGACTGACGCCGGCGATCGGCCCACGGGTTGTGGCCTCGATGATCGCCGCGCGTTGCGCTTCCAGGTTCGCTTTCAGGGCCTCGTTCGACATCGGATCTTTCGCCGCGAGTTCTCTGGCGCGGGCGCGCGCTTGCAGCAAATCGGCGGTCGTTTGGAACGCGTGCAGTTTTTCCGAGAGCTGAACAATCCGCGCCAAGGCCCCGCCGACGGATTCGGACAGTTCTTTGAAACTGACCCCCAAAGCCTTCGTCTGCGCCGAGATCGTATTGAGGCGGGAATCGGCCAGGGCCGTGATCTTCGCATCGAGCGCGCCGAGGATCCTGTCGAAGTTTCCGGCCTGGTCGCCGCTGGCGTTCAGTTCCTGGCGCAGTTGGCCCAGCAATTGCCCGAATAGCGAGCCGGGGCGAACGACGCCATTGAGCGCGAGAATAAGCGACTGCAGAGCTTCCTCGAAGTTCCCCTCCCCGGCGGCGGCCAATTTCGCCGCGAATTCGACTCCCCGCATCGCCTGATTCAGGCCGAGACCGCGGGTGAGCAGCGCGCTGATGCCTTTCGCGGCGCGATCTCCCTCAAGTCCATACTTGGCCAGCGCCGATGTCGCGGCGGAAATCAGAGGCTCGACTTCGCGGAAGTTCGCGCCCGCCAGCTCCACCGCCATGGCCAGTTGACGCTGGGTGGCCTCCGCCTCCGCAAATTGCGCGAGCGATTTTCGCGCGGCCTCGATGATCCCGCCTATGGATAGGAAGGTTGCGAAACTGCCGGCAAGTTGTCGGCCAATTCCCATGAGGCTGCGCGCGGCCTTGTCGAGCGCCCCGTTGGTGTTCTCGGCCACCTTCGCCAGCGATGCGTTCGCTTCGGCCGCCTTTGCCGTAATGGCGCCGAGTTGGCCGGCGATCTGCGGTATCGCTCCCAGCCTGGCCTGGATCGCCACGAGGATGTTCATGACTTGGGTGTTCGTTGACATCGCGCGGAAACCGTCCTATTTTGTGTTCATGATCGCAATCATTCTGGCCATTCTCCGAGGCGCCATCCTCGGCGCTGCCATCGTTCTCGGCATATTGTGGCTTTTCGCCAATCTCTGATCGCCGTCACAATCTTGGCGGGATTTTCTTGAGCAGGTCATTGGTTTTCTCTCAACTTGACATCCGCAAGGGGCCGTCGTAAATTGCCGCGCATGGAACAAATCGTACACATCGAAGGCCAGTTGTCGTGGGACTGCGCCCAAAGCCGGGAGTCGGGCAAATGGATTGGCGTGTGCGAAGCGCTGCGCCTGACGGTGCAGGCCGACAGTTACCGCGAACTGGACGCCGCCATCGAGGACGGCTTGCAACTGCTGTTCGCCGATCTCGTGCGGGCCGGCGATCTGTCGGACTTCCTGAAGGAACATGGCTGGCGCGCGCACGATCCGGTCGTAATCGCCCGCTCCCCGCGCCAGTTGCGGTTTTCGATTCCCCACAGCAAAAAACGCGTGGCCCTCCATGATCTCGAAGCCGCGGTTTGTTGAACAACTCCGCGCGCTCGGCTACCGGTTCCAGGACCAGACCAAGCGGGTGGAACTCTGGCGGCGCAGCGGCAGCACCCACCGCGTCATCGTCCCGAAATGCGATGAACTCGACCCGCTGTACGTCCGCGGCGTGTTGCGCCAATGCGGCATGAAGGAGCGCGACATCGCCGAGTTCCTCGCGGAACAACCCTGACGCGGCCCGGCGCCGCGTCGGGTGGCGCGGCCTACAACCTTGGCGGGATTTTCTTGAGCAGGTCATTGGTTTTCTCCGTGAACCTTGCCAGTTGCCGAAACGTCAGATGATCCAATTCATCCTTTGTCCAGCCGCCGAAGCGCATCAGGAACACGTAAAGGCCGATCAAGTCTCCCTCCGTGGTTGCGTCACACCCGCCGCGCCGATCCGCGCGGCGATGGATTTTCCCCGTTTGAGCAGCTCCTCATTGAGATTGATTTCCAGCGCCTTGTCCAGCACTGCCAGCGCATCCCGCGCAGCCAGCGCGCCGAACTTCTCGGCAGATAGCCCGGCGGATTTCTCCGCCAGATACAAAGCGAGTTCGTCCACGCTGGCAATCAGCGCCGGCAGATTAGCCAGTAGGGCAGTGACGGCCGCCCCGGCCGTGGTGGCGTCCATAACCGACACCGATGCGCCGAGCTTGCCAATGTGGCCGCTGAGTTTCTGGAGGAACTCCAGCGCCTCGCGCCATGATAGTTCTCGGACCCGAATCACTTCGCCGGTTGACAGTTTCAGGTCCCGGTCAGGAAACAGAATTTCGATGTCGTTCATAAGCGCACTCTTTAGTCCATAGTCCAGAGTTCTGAGTCATTCGCTGCGGACTCAGAACTCAGGACCGATGATTTTTTGATCATCCGCGATCCACTCGCATGATCGTGCCCCACCCAAGCGTCGGGTGCTTCAACGCCACGAGGTTGAACTCCAGAGGCGAGTTGTCGTCCACCACGCTCTGGGCATTTCCGTCAGGCTCAAGCCGCGCAAGCGGGATGGTTTCCTTCTCGATCACCGCGCCATCCTCGAAGACGCGCCAGATTTCGGCGGAGACGCTGAGTTCGGTGACGGCGAACTTGTCGAACACGCCGCCCGTTTGCGCTTCGCAGTCGTAGGTGATCGTGTAGGCCATTTCGGCCTCCAGCAGCGCCCGCAGAAACGCGATTCGTCCTGCGTGATAATCCACCTTGTAATCGGTGTCCTCGACGAGCACGGTCGGATTTTGTCCGCCGCTGCTGACAACCACATTGCTGACGCCGCGTTTCGCTAGTGGATACCAGCCGCCCACCATCACTTCATCTTTGTTCTCGGTGCCGGTAACTTCCGCGATCGTCTCGGTTTCGCCGGTTGCCGCTGCCTGCGTGAATGGCGTAGCGTCTTTGCCCAGGAACCAGCTTCGCAATAGCGCGCTGGTCCGTTCGAGCGCCTTGAACTTGTATTCCACCTTTCTGAGGTTGACGCGCCGTTTCACAATGGAGGCAGTGCCGCCGATCCCGCTGATCGTTTCCTTGATCTCGCGTTCCGGCGTGATCGAGATTGGCTCGATATGGCCGAAATGCGTCGGCGCCGCGTCGCCCGGCAGCGTGATAAATACATGATCGCCACCGGCGAGCATGTTGTCGGTGTTTGGACTGACTTTGAGTTGACTCATGATTGGGTCTCCTAATGTTGGTTGTTGTTGTTGTTGTTGTTGTTCACAGGTTGACTCCTGCGGTGAAATGGACATGGTAGCCGAGGCCGCCCTCAATGCCGTAGCGGGCGCGTTTCTCGTCGGGCGACAACAGCTCGATCACGGGATCGGCCGGCGCGAACCGGGCGGTCGGCGTCGACACGTCGTGAACGCCGGCATGGGCGATGGCCTTGAAGACCTCCTCGGCCACAGCGAGCGCGGCTTTGCCGCTGCCGGCGGCGCCTTTGTTGACCAGCGGGTTTTCGAGCACGGCGACGGTGAGGGCGGCGAGGACCCGGCCCGGTCGCGGTTGAAAACCGCTCCCACTGGAACCTGAGCCGAGGCCCGCGCCGGTGACGGACACGAGGACGAGGAGGCCGGGTTTCTTCGTATCGGTCTTGGAAACGCCGGCGGCCAGGCGCTCGGCGATGACGGCGGCCAGATCGCCGTGGTGCTGGGCGCGGACGAGCACGTCAGAAAAATAGCTCGCCGCTTCGAGGAGCGCGGCGGCGCGGGTTTCAAGATCAAGAAGGGCGCTCATAGCGCGAGTCGCTCCTCGCTGCCCCAGGCCGCCGAGGGCCGGTTGGTCTCGCCCGTGGCGGGGTCTTCGATGGCGAACCGGCCCGCCGCCACCTCGCGGAACAGGCGGAGCGCGGCCTCGTTGGCCTCTTTGCGCGCGTCGTTGGTGTCCATGATCGTCGCGCCGGGACGCTTCATGACTTCCCAGACGATGCGATCCAGCGCGGCGGAGGCGAGTCGGACGGGGATGGTTTCAGGCAGGCCGAGCGTGTAGCCGCCGGCGGCGATGTAGCCTCGGATTTCCTCGACCACCGCGAGGATGATCGTGGCGATCGGGTCGCCCTGCCCTTCCGTCAGGCCCGCCGCGCGGAAAGCCTCCAGCTCCGAGCCGCTCATCCTCGTCAGCAGGTCTTCTTCGGTGATGGCGATCCAGGACATGGGTTCTCGTGCGAGCGGCCAGCGGCCAGGGTTGGCTCGCCGCTGATCGCTGATAGCTGATTGCTACATTCCTGCCTTCTTGTTGAACCAGATCAAGAACCGGTTCGTGCATTTGTCGTCGCCCAGGGCGTCGCTCACAACGCGATGGATGCGCAGATAACGCACGGCGCCGAGGTTGATGTTGGTATGGATGTTGACCGGGGTTGTGCCGTTGGCCGTGAAGCCGATCGTCACCCATTGGGTCTGCCAGACGTCGCCGGTGCCAATCAGCGACTTGTCCACATACACGGTCAGTCCGTTGGTGGTGGCGGCATTCGCGCCGACGGAGTAGATGCCAATGGCGACTTGACTGGCGTTCTGGCAGTCCAGCGCCGCGGTGTTGGTGAGCGCCCCCGACACGCCGATCAACGTGCTGTTGGTCCAGACAAGCGTCGGGCTGCCGAGTTGCGCCTGCGCCGTGGCGACCAGCGCCACGGCCACGGCGGCCACGCGGATGAGTTTCTTGAGGTTCATTTTCTTTGTTCCTTTCTTTTTTGTTCTGTTTTTGGGTTTCGGTTTTGTTGGGGCGCGGTCTCACGACCGCGCCCCAACGAGCTTGCGGTTACGGTGTTACCAGTCGGACGCCGAGGGTGCTGTCGCCCTTGGCGACGCCATAGACCAGGCTCGCCCGTTGATAGGCCGCGGCGAGCTTGTGGTCGGTGAACTTGACCAGCGTGACGCTGATGCCGGTGCGCGGCTCCGTGACGGTCTGGAGCAGCGCCGTGGCGGGCACGCCGGGGATCGCGTTGATGTAGTCTTCGTCGGGCGAAGTCACCATCGCCAGCGCGTCGGCGAACAATGCGAAGCCTTTGAGGTTGGCGGTGCTCGGCAAGTTGGTGGCCTTGATCATCTCGAAGCCGCTCAACATCGGCAGCTTGCCGGTCTGCATGGCGCGTTGGCTTTCGGGCAAGGCGATGCTGACAATGCTGCTGTCCTCCGTGAGCTTGTTGTAGAAGTCGTTCTTCAGGATGAACGACCGCGCGTAGTCCGGCGCCTTCGCCGTGTCGAGCAGATCGGCGAATTCGGGGAGCTTGACGCGGGCGAAGTCCGCCAGCGCGCAGGCGGTGCCGGCGGTGGGGAAGTTGTCGGCGGTGATGAGCGCGTAGAGGTCATCGGTGATGGCCTTGCCGAGCGCATAGACCTGCGCCTCCTCCTGCTCGGTGAACAGGCGGCGGGTCGTGCCGGACAGTTCCTCCTGGTGGAACGTGATCTGGATGCCCATCCGCTTGTTCAGCGTGACCGTGATATCGCTGACCGAGACATCCACGTTGGGCCAGCCGGTGCCGGCCACGTAGGCGACTGGGGTCAGCACGCCGATCTTCTGCGCATAGGCGGTTTTGCCGAACTTCAGGGCGGTATCGGAGAAGTTGCGGGCGATCCGGGTCAGGATCGGCAGCGTGTCCACGAGCAGTTCGAGCCGGCGCTGGGTGATCAGATCGGCGGCGACCGTGCCGAGCACGTTCGCGCACCGGATCGGGATCATCTCGTCGCGCTGGGCGCGGGGACTGAACTCGCGCGCGTAGATCGCGGCCCGGCGTTTCGGATTCTTCTCCTCGGTGTAGCCCTTCAGCGCGTCCTCGATGGGCGCGAGTTGGCCGTAGGGGATTTCGACGGCGCTGGCCTTCGTCGTCACGGGCTGGGTGATGCGCTGGCTGCCGTCATCGGCGGCGGGCAGCGCGTCGAGCAGCTCGGCGTTCTTCGGGTCGGCGAGGATCATTTCGACCCAACGGGTCTTGAGCGCGTCGTCGCCCTTGATCTTGCCGGCCTTGACGGCCTCGGCCACTTTCGTTTCGGCGTCCTGTTTGGCTCTGGCCTTGATGGCTTCGGCCTGCTCCTGGATTTTGGCGTCCTTCGCCTTGAGGGCGTCGTCGGCGGCGAGCGTGATGGCGTCGCCGTTGTCGAGCGCGGCGACGAGTTCGTCGCCGGCGAGTTCGACGATGGCGCCTGCGGCGTTGCCGCCGCGAGCGCGGATCAGTTTGACCTTCATGTTGCGGTTCTCCTTTGCGGCGCTTGCCGCGGGTTGAGGGTTGTTGGTTGTTGCATCTCTCGCCCACAAGGGCGAAATGTCCGAGAACGCGGGTTCATTGACGAGGCCGCCCATGCAGAGCGGCGCGCCGAGAACGCGCGCGGGTTTCGTGTTGGTCTCGAAAAACGTCGGGGAAAACGAGCGGAAGGTTTTTCCGGTGATCGCCTCGGCACCGGGCTTCGACCATTCGACTTTGCAGTAGATGCCCGGTCGCGGCGTCTCCCGCCACTCGAAGGCCAGCGGCCAGGCGCTGGCTTCGGCCTCGCGGTGGTCGAAATCGAGGTAGGGTTTCAACCCCTTCTCGAAATACCGGGCAAGGATCGCCTGCATCGTGGCGGCGTCTTCGGCGCCGATGTCGAGCGACACCTCGATCTCGGCGTCGCCCTTGCGGGCGCGGATGACGTGGCGGCCGCCGGGCATCCACATGATCCAATCGGGCGGCGAATCGCCGAGGGCGTAGGCGGACCGGCAATGGAGCGGCATGGGGTTGGAGTGTTGGAGTGATGGAGTCATGCGGTTCCTTTCAGCACGTGGCGCCGCAGCCACTCGGCGGCGCGCGCCATGAGTTTCTCCTGGAGCACGGACGGCCTCGGCAGCGCGTCGGGGTCCTTGGGGACGGTGACGAATCGTTTGAGCCAGTAGAAAACGCCGCCGCCTTGTTCGCCGAGCGACTTGGCTCGGAGTTGGCCTTCGCGGCCTTTGCGGCTGTCCTTGACGATCCGCAGCGCGGTGAAATCGCGCTGGACCAGCATCCCGCCCGCGCGGGTCGGCACGAACCGCAGGCCGGGGATCAGGCCGCTCGATGGCCGGATGCCGTAGGCTTCCGCGCGCGCGGGGATGGCGAGGAATTTCGCTTCCTTCGGGCGGATCGTGCCGCCGTAGTAATGGGCGTGGATCGCCGGGTCGGCGATGCTGACGGTGGCGGCATCGTTGGTGGCGCCCGTAAACACGGTGGCATTGCGGATGCGCGCCCAGAAGTGTTGACGCGGCCAGCCGCGTCGGTTGCCGCGGGCGTCTTTGGCGGCGAAATGAGCGCGCAAATCGGCTTCCAGGCCGCGACCGAGCGCGGCCAGCAACGGCTGGCGGTGGGTGAGGTTGGCCAGCGCCTCGCGCAGCGCGGGCGAGGCCGTGTCGCGGACCTGGACGGAGAGGGAGATCATGCTTGGCCTCCGGTGGGGCTGGTGGCAGAATGGCGGAATGAAACAGTCCGAGGCACAAGCCCTGATGGAACTGGCCGACTGGCGCAACGAACGATACTACCAGTGGCTCCGATTTCTTCTTGGATTAGCCGCAGGGACTCTATCGCTTCTGGTGGCATTTCCACCGAGTGCCACGGGTCCGGCATGGTGGTGCGCGCGCGTGGGATGCACTGCACATGGACTAGGTATCCTGCTTGGCGCATTCGCGCTGCACGGCGAAGTATGGTCTGCTCACGCGAAGACCAAGGAGGCGTTCCGACAGTTGCAAAAATCACCTTTTGATGCCAACGGCCAAACGCCTTCCATAGGCGGCGTGCGACTGCCCGCGCGGTATCGAGTCGCCGAGCGAGGTTGCTACGGATGTTTGGCCATCGCGGTGTTGTGTTGGATGGCGATGTCATGGCTGCGGTAATCATCGCTTGACCTCCGCGCCGGTCGGACGCATATTCTTTGTGCGGCCCCGTCGCCGGGATCGTTTCGGACGTACAGCTCTGAGGGATCGTCTTCATGACGGTTGCACCGGGGCACTCGGCGCAGGGCCGATCCAAAGGGTTTTGACTCCCATGCTCTGTTTATTCACGGAGCGCGTCCATGTGATCAGATAACTTCGTCCCAGAATCACCTTGCGAAATTCCAGCGTGCCCGGTGTCTTGCCGGGACGGACGGAATCCGGATTGCGCCACACATGGGGCAATACTTCGAAGTCAAGTCGTGTGAGTGGTCGCTGTGATGGATTCGTTTCGCCAGTTGCAAAAATCACCTTTTGATGCCAACGGCCAAACGCCTTCCATAGGCGGCGTGCGACTGCCCGCGCGGTATCGAGTCGCCGAGCGAGGTTGCTACGGATGTTTGGCCATCGCGGTGTTGTGTTGGATGGCGATGTCATGGCTGCGGCAATCATCGCTTGACCTCCGTGCCGGGCGGGCGTAGAGTGCAGAGGGAACCGTGAGTCGCGTTCTGGACGTCTGCCAGGGGCTTGTACATCTGGCCACTCATGCGTTCCCCTTTTTGATGTAGAGCGTGTTCACGAACATGCGCTTCTGTTGCGGCCACATCTGGTAGGTGATCATTACTTGCTCGCCGATGATTTGCTTTCGCATCTCCAGCGAACGAGGCTTGTTTCCCGGCAACACGGAGTCCGGTTGTCTCCAGACGTGCGGGATTGTTTCAATTTGCAGGCGCGTCAAACCGGGATGCGCGGTCATCGCGTGCGAGAGATGTTCGGGCGTGATAAACAAATCCATCCCCGCGATGTCCAGGCCAGCCTGACGGGCCATTGCGACTGCGTCGGGAGTGGCGCGACCGAGTGAAAACCCGGCTGGCTTCGCTGCTTCCAAGCGCCCGCGCGATTCCCAATCCTGAACCGAATCAAGGAAGTCCCCGATGATGTTCCCCTGCCACTGGGCCCTGTCGCCTTCGATGACGATCTGGTCGCCGAACATATCCTTCAAGTCCTGCCGTCCGTTGTCGTCGAGATCGGCGATGCTCTGTTCCAGCTTGTCGTTGAATCCCGCGAGCGGCCCGCCGCAAGACGAGCGAAGCCGTCCGCGCCGAGTTCGACGCGACGGACTCCCGCCTGCGCTCCGCCTTCACCTCCGAGGTGACCCCGTGAACATCGCCAACACCTCCTACGCTCGGCAGATACTGTACACGCTCAAGGTCGCCGCGCGCGCCGGTTCGCGGGGCAAAGGCGTCCTGCTCTTCATCGCCGGCGACTCGCGCATCGGCAAGACGTTCGTCACCGAGTCCTGGTGCACCGAGACGGGCGCGAAGTTCTACCCTTACGACGACGGCGGCGGCGCCCGCCACGTCCAGCGCCAACTGGCCGCGCTGTTCGGGATATCGAAGTACGGCAACGCGGAACTTGTGGACAAGCTCGAAGCGTTCTGCCGTGCGATGCCGCCGCCGCGCGTCCTGGTCGTTGACGAACTGCATCTGATGTTGAGGGGCCGGTCCAATCATCCCGTGATGATCGAGTTCCTCCGACGCCTCGCCGATCTCTGCGGCATCTCTGTCGTCGCGCTCGCCACGTTCGACCGGTTCAAACAGGCCCTCGCCGAATCAAACTGGAACGACACCCAGTTCTTTGGGCGGGCCGACGACATCCTGATTCTCGACCCTGAATGGGTCCGCCGCCCCACGGCGACCGACAAGGGCGAACGGCGTCCGGTGGAGGCGGACATCGAGGCGCTCCATAAGTTTGATTGCCCGGAGATCAAGCTCGACGACGGCCTCGCCAAAATCTGGCGGGCGCTACATGACCACGAGAAGGGCGGCCCCGGCCTGATCTGCCGTTGCATCGCCAAGGCGCGCGACTTCGCCGCCGATGATCTGAAGGAAAAATTTTCGCGCGAACACCTGGTCGCGTGCGCCGAGAGGCAGTTGAACGCCCTCGATCAATTAACTAGCCAACTCCGAGTCGGCGCACTCCGCCGCCGCCGCTGA